CGTCGGGGGCGTCAATGCTGACCTCTGCGCCGTCGAGTTCGTTCGCCGCCTTCTCGATACGGTTGGCGATGTTGTCGAGTTCGATGTCTACGTCTTCGAGCGCGGAGACGAGGCTCCGAATCTCTTTGCCAACGTCTCCGAGTTCGAGGTCGAGGTCGGCGAGGTCATCGAACTTCTTGTCGAGGTTTTCGAGCGCGAGAGAGACAGCACCAATTTCGCCCAGCGCGGAACTGGCGTCGAGGTCAAGTTCGATTTCGACTGCCATGAAGTAGTGAAGTAACCGTTAGTCGTCAGCGTCCACGAACTCGTAGTCGTAGTCCGTGTCGCGTTCCTGCTCGTTGATGTAGCGAACAGTTTCCTCGCGGCCAAGGTCACTGTTGCTGGCTGAACCGGACGGGCCGCCACTGGAGCGGGCGTTCCGAGGCCGCGACGCACCTTGCCGGGTGCCCCCGGCCTGCTGTTGCATCTCTTGCTGGCGCTGTTCGCGTTCTTGCTGGACCTGCTTGCGGTGGGCCGCGATGACTTGCCGCTGGAACGGCGTCATCTTTCGCTGGTCGTCGGACCCGCGGAACCCGGCCCCGTTTTCCCACAGGTCTACGAAGTTACCCGCCGCCCCCGTCTCTGCGAAAGGCTTCCGCCGAGTCGGCGTCGCTGGACACCTCCAGCACCTTCTCGGCGATGACGAGCGTCTTGCCGCCCTGAAGGCCGATGTCCTCGTCGCCGTCGGTAGCCCCGAGGATTTCACGGACGCCTTCTTCGGTTTCGCCAGCGGCGAGGCCAGACTCGGTGTCGATGCCCATGACGGCGGCTTCTTTCATGATTGCCACAAACTCGTCATCGAACTGGCCGGGGTCGATAGTGTTGTCGTCTTCGTCGTGGCCGTCTTCCAGTTTTTCCTGTGCCTCTTCGGGGTCGATGTCGAGGCGGTCTTCGAGGAACGCGGCGATGGGCAGGAACTCTTCGTCGGTGAGCGGGCGGATGTAGAGTTCGCCCTCCATGCCGTAGTACGTGAAGTCGATTGCCTCTCGGTACTCGTCACCCTTGATAGCCATCTGCCGGAGGCGGCTGATGTTCGGGCTGTCGTCGGCGGCGTCGGTAGTGTCGGAGTTGTCGCTCATGAGTGTATGTCTCGGAGGAGGAAGTTCGGAAAGGGTAGTTGGGGAACTATGCGGTGTCGTGAACCGATGAGGTCACGGTAGGCTGCCGTCGGTCGTCACTTGGGCTGGTCGGACGAGCGGTCCATCGCCACCCAGTCGAACGCCGTCTCGGTGGACTCTTCAGAGCGGACCTCGTAGGACTCGGACGTGACGAGGACGTGTTCGTACACTTCCGACTCTCCGGCGAGGTCATGCTCGATGTTGATGGACACCGGCACGGGCACGCCGTGGTCGTCGTAGAGGAACGTAGACACGTCCCGCGTGCTGGACTCGCCGTCCGAGTTCGGGACCGTCTTCGTGAGCCGCGAGCCTTTGAACATCATCGTCCCCGAGTAGGAGATGGACGTGATGCTGTACCCCGACGCCTTCAGCGAGGACTCCCGAATCTCGGAAATCTCGACCTCCTTGGTGGTGTCGAGCCGCGAGATGGGAATCTCGATGAAGCCTGCGTCGTCGGAAGCACTGTCGCCCTGATTGGCACCCTTCGAGATGAGAAGCGTGATGTTCGCGGCGCTCTCGATGCGGTCAACCTGACCGTTTGCTTGTTTGGTCATGAATTAGAGTGAGAGTGTTGAGTGTTTACGCCGCGCTCCCGACGGTGACAGTGTTCTCGATGAACCGGAGCGGTTCGGCGAGGTCCACGCTGACTTCCAGCGAGGCCGTGGTGGCATCGACTTTCGCCACGTTCACCGAGTACGAGAGGACGACGCCGGACTGCCGAAGCGCGTCCAGTTCCGACCGGATGACGTTGGCGAACATCCGGCGGACCTCGGGGCGGTTGAGCCGCCCGATGTAGGGGCGCTCGTTCAGCCGCACCGTCTCGGTGATGTAGTCCATCACCAGCCGGTTGAACCCGTACTTCAGGTTCATCTCGTCGGTGTTGCTGTCCGAGACGGTCGTGGGGTCGTCCACGATGCGTGCGCCCCGCGCCTCATCAGCCAGCGGCACGACGTTCTTCTCGATGAGGTTGCCCCGCTGGGTGCGCGTCAGCGAGTACATCAGCCGCTTGTTGGTCGAGAGCCGCTTGTTGATAGGCGTCTGGTCGAGGCCCATCGTGGCGCGTCGCCCCGCGTAGGCCGCCAGCGCCGACGAGCCGTCCGCGAACCGCGTCGGGTAGACCGTCTGCGTGCGGGAGTCGTCGTACTCTTGGGTGTAGTTCAGGGTGTCGCCGATGTAGATGTCAGCGCCCCCGAGCAGGAGCGCGAGGTCGTACTCCCGCTCCATGTTGCCCGCTTCGGTGTTGGCGTAGTCCACGACGGACTGCGCCTCGTTCAGCGGGGTCACGAAGTCCACGATGCCGCCCGCGTCCACCGCGAGCGTGTCGATGCCCGCCTCGTAGTCGAAGTGGGTGTAGTCCACGGTGTCGTTCGTGTCGTCGGCGTCACCGGGGACGTTGGGGAGTTTGAGTTCCCCGTACACCGGGTTGACGAAGCACTCGCCGTCGGCGGGCGAGTACGTGGACACGTCGTCGTAGACAAGGTTGACCACGAGGTCGGTGCCGTCGAGCGTGACCGTGACGGTCGCGGCGTCCTCGCGGAGCGCGTCTTCGGCCAGCGAAACCGTCGTGCTGCTGACCTGCGAGATGTCTTCGCCAGTGACGCCGTTGCTGGCGGGGGCCACTGCGTAGACGGGGTAGGCTCCCTCGTTGAGCGCGTCGATGAGCGCCTGCGTGAGCAGCGAGTCGGCTTCGTCGCCGAACCACTCGCGGGCCTTGGTCGCTCGCGTGACCTGATACACTGTGTTCGGGTCAGCCGTCCCCTGCGACGCGCCGCCGCCGAGGTTCGCCTGACCAACCATACCCATGTCAGTGGGAGCCTCACCCTGCGTCGGCACCGCCGCCGCAGAAGTCAGGTCCGTGACAATGCCGGGTTCCTGCTTGTCGCCGTAGTCGTTAGCCATGAGTTGTTAGTCGGTGATAGTGAACGTCTCCTCGACCGCTTCGAGCGGGTCGCTGTCGAGGTCCGCGGGAGTCAGGACGAGCGTGTGGTCGCCCCGGAACACAACCGAGACGTTCAGTTCGGTTTCTTTCGGTTCCGTGAACTGGTAGGACGGCGAGCCGTGCGACCGGATGCGCGCGTTCTTGAGGTCGGCGTGCAGTCGCGCGGCGTCATCGGTAAAAGGCCGAAGGCTGTTCACCAGCGAGTCCTTCAAGCGAGTTGCCGCCACGTCATCGTCGTCCGTCACGACGTATTCGAGGCGGGTCCGCCAGTCGAAGTTCAGGTAGCGTTCGTACTCGCTGCTGCCGTCACCGTCGAAGTCGCCGACGGCCTCGTTGGCGAACGGCGAGTTGTGGAACGACAACTCTTCGGTCGTCCAGTCTTCGAGGACGATGGACGGCACGGGGTACTCGTCTTCAGTGCCGGACGTTCGCACCGGCTCCGAGAACGCCCCGGAGAGATGCGACTGGAGGGTCTGAATGAGAGTGGCTTCGTCCATGAAAACACCTACTTGAGGCCGTGCTGGCGCAACTGCCGCTCCATGTGCTTCTCGACCTTCCGATGCAGCACCATCGGGCCGTACCGGCTCATGTACGTCTCTGCGGCGTCCATGAACCCGATGCCCGGATACCCCTTTTTCTCAAGGGACCGCTGCACGGCAAACGCTGTCAGTACCATGCCGGGCGTGTACTCGGCTGCGAGTTGCTGGAGTTCGGGGTCCCACGTACTGGGCTGCCGGTCGCCGAGCGCCTTCGGACTGAGGTTGTCCGACACCCACGGAATAATGGCCTGCACCGGAGGTGTGTTCCCCGGCTTCAGGCCCTCTTCCACGACGCGAGCGTGGGGCGCGGTGTTGCGGAGCGAGCGGGTGTAGCGACCGTCGCTGCCCATGCTCGCGCCGCTGGTGTTCCACGCGTAGTAGAGTTTCCGTCGCCACACCCGGTCGGTGTTCCTGATGTGGTCGCGCGCGGTTTCGCGGCCTTCGCGGACCAGCCAGTCGCCGGTTTCCACGAGGCCGTCTTCCAGCCCTTCGGTCAGCGCGTCCTCGACCTGCTGCGCGCCGTCCACGTCGATGTTGAGGTCGATGTTGCCCATCGGTTACTCCCGCACGATTTGCCCGAAGTATTCGACGTGCGTCTCGTAGTGAGTCGGGGCCTGCATCTCGTAGGTCTGGCCGTCGTAGACCAGCCGGTCTTCCGCCTCGGGGACTGCTGGGTAGTCGTCGCTCTTCGGGATGACGAAGACGGGTCGGTCCCGATGACGGTCGCCGCGGTTCGTGTTGACTTCGG